TGTGCGTGCTAACGCCACACTTGATAGCGAATACACGCAACTGCCATCCGATTTCCTGCAAATGGAAAATCTTGTGTTGCTCACAACAACGCCAACCAAATTGGAGTTTTTGAGCGATGAACAAAGCGATGACTTTTATACGCGTTATTTTTCGGCGGCTGGCACGCCGCGCTACTACACAATTATTGGCGATACGTTCAAGGTTGTCCCATCTCCAGGAACGGATACGACGCAAGTTCAAATGACGTACTACGGCAAGATTGCCGCGCTGTCTGATAGCAACACAACAAACTGGTTGCTCACAAAACATCCCGACTTGTACTTGTATGGCGCACTGCTGCGATCGGCACCATACCTCCAAGATGATTTGCGCATTCCCGTTTGGAATGACGCTTATGAGCGTGGCATTGAAGCCATGAAACTAGAGCAAGAACGTGCCAATTACAGCGGCACAACACCACGCGTTCGCGCTAAACCAATGGGGTAATCCATGGCTAATTCATTTAGTGACTATCTTGAAAACAAAGTATTGGCTCATGTGTTTGGCGGATCAGCCTACACGGCGCCAGCAACAATTTACGTTGGCCTTTTCACCGCTGATCCTGGCGAGTCAGGTTCAAGCAACGAAGTATCGGGTAACGGTTATCTGCGCCAATCCATGGCGTTTACGGTAACGAATGACGCTGCCACTAACACATCAGCCGTTGAATTTCCTACCGCCACAGGATCATGGGGAACGGTTACGCATACGGCGTTATATGACGCATCAACATCAGGCAATATGCTAGCCGTTGGTCAGCTTACCGCATCCAAATCCGTTGGAACGGGTGATGTGTTTCGTTTCAGCGCTGGCGATTTTGATATCACGTTGGCGTAATGATTGGTTACGGTGCTAATGACTATGGGCGTGCAAACTATGGCGTACAAGCCTATGTTGAAGGCGCCGTTGTCATTAGTGCTGCGTCAAGCGTATCGCCAACAGGATCGGTGCAGCGCAATGGCGAAACAATCATTGACGCCGTGTCAACCGTATCCGTTTCCGCTAGCGTCATTCGCGGCGGCGCTGTACTTATTGAAGGCTTATCAACAGTTGCTGCAAGCGGCGCACGCATTGCGGCGGGATCGGTTGCTGTGGCGGGTGAATCAACCGTCGCAACGGCAGGCACCATCGTTATGGTGGCATCCGTATCGATTGATGCCGTTTCAACGGTTGCCGCGTCAGGCGGTGCAACCATTTCGGCGTCTGTGTCTATTGGCGCCACGAGCGCTGTAAGCGCAGCGGGCGCATTGAAATGGTCACCGATACCCGACCCAAGCGATACATGGACGCCACAAGTGGTTACCAGCGAATCATGGACCACGCAAACAGTTTCAGGAACAACTTGGACACCTCAAGTGTCACCTTATCGAGAGGCGGCTTAAATGGCTGATACCACGACAACCAACCTTAGTTTGACCAAACCCGAAGTTGGTGCATCCACCGACACATGGGGCAACAAACTTAACACGAACCTTGACACGATTGATGCAATCTTTGCATCGAACGGCACAAGCGTTTCCATGAACGTGGGCAGCGGCAAGACGCTTACGCTCGGCGGAAACCTAACGGGATCGGGAACGATCAATAGCGTCACCATTGGTCAGTCATTGGCGGCTGCGGGTTCGTTTACAACCTTAAGCGCATCCAGCAACGTTACGTTTACTAATGCGCCTGTGTTGTCATCGCTTACAGGTTCGCAAGCGGTGTTCACAACATCTGGAAAGGCATTAACCAGCAACGCAATTACAGGTACGGGTAATGTGGTGATGTCGGCAAGCCCAACGCTGACGGGAACTATTGCGGCTGCGTCATTGCAATTGTCTTCACTTACCTCTGGACGTGTTTCATATTCCACCACTAGCGGCCTTCAAACTGACTCTGCTAATTTGCTATATAGCGGCACTGACCTGACTGTCTACGGCGTCACCGTAGGCCGTGGCGCAGGTGCTGTGTCCACCAACACTGCGGTGGGTGCGAGTGCTTTGGCTACTTCAAATACTGGGCCAAGACAAACCGCAATTGGCTATAGGGCTTTATCAGCTTATAGCGGTAGCGTTGGTTACAACACCGCAATAGGTTCTGATGCTCTACAAAATACAACAGGTAGTTATGACAATGTTGCCGTTGGTGATACTGCATTAAACGGCGTTTCTAGCGGAAACGGAAATGTCGCAGTTGGTAATAACGCAATTTTATATAATCAAACCGGTAGTAATAATACCGCTGTTGGAGATCGTGCATTAAGAGGTGCATCATTAAATTCATTTTCTGCCAACACTGCTGTCGGCTCATACGCTCTTTACTCCAACACCACCGCCTCCAACAACACTGCTGTTGGTCAGCAGGCGGGGTACAACAATACGAGTGGTGGAAACAACTCTTATTTTGGCTCTTACGCTGGATATTACAACCAAACAGGCGCGAGAAACGCGGCGTTTGGCTACGCCGCTTTAAGTGCTACCGGCGCGGGAGTTGTAAGTTCAAGCGACAACTCTGCGTTTGGCAATGAGGCGTTGTCTAGAAATACGACTGGTGTAAATAACACCGCTGTTGGCTCATTCGCTCTGAACTTCAACACCAGTGCCTCAAACAACACTGCTGTTGGGTATGAGGCACTTTATAACTCAACAGGTGCAGACAACACATCGCTCGGTTATAAAGCTGGCGATGTAATTACCACGGGTACGGGCAATGTCATCATTGGCAAGGGAGCAGACCCAAGTGCAAATAGCGGCACAGATCAAATCGTTATTGGTAACGGCGTAACAGGACAGGCTAATACCAACGTCACCATAGGCAACGCCACAGGCAAGATTTACAACGCCTATACAGTCAACGCCACATGGACGCAAACCTCTGACGGTACGATGAAGAACGTCATTGGGCCTGATAGCTTAGGTCTTTCGTTTATTAACCGTTTGAATCCCATCCTCTTTACTTGGAAAGCGCAAAACGACTTACCGCCCGATCATCCGTATTACGCTGAAGAAAACAAGCGTGACACCACTAGAGTAATCCACGGGTTTGTAGCGCAAGAAGTTAAAGCGGCATTAGACGCAGAGGGATGCTCAACCTTTAACGGCTGGGATCAAGGCGATGATGGCATCCAAGCCATTAGCCGTGAGATGTTTATCTCGCCGCTGGTTAAAGCTGTTCAAGAACTGTCTGCTCAAGTTGAGCAACTCAAAGCCGAACTTGCTGCACTGAAAGGAGCCTAAGCCATGACTACATTTACTACCACCATTGAACGCATGTACACCATGCCAACGCCAGAACCTAATTACGTTGTGAACTTACACTGGAAAGTGGTTGGCGTGGACGGTCAATACACGGCTCAGATTGATGGCAGCACACAGTTCAACTCGGCAGACCAAGAGGGTGCGTTTATTCCCTACGATCAACTTACGCCTGAGATTGTCACAGGATGGATTCCACAGAATCAGATCGATAGCGCACAGGCGTGTGTACAAGGCCAAATCGACAGCATGATCAACCCACCTGTATCGCCGCAAGTGGCGGCACTTCCTTGGGCAGCGTAATGAACCTAAACCTCGACCAAAACGAAATCCAATTTATCCTCAACGTGCTTGGTGATCTGCCGGCAAAGACTGGCGTGTGGCCTTTGATTGTGAAGATCAAGGAACAGGCTGAGGCGCAAATTCCGAAAGACGAGCAATAAAGGTGATGTATGACTTCAGCCGACTCCGAAGCCTTAAAACGCATTGAAGTTCACGAAGCAGTGTGCGACGAACGCTATTCACAGATCAACGCCAGGCTCAAAAGATTGGAGATGATCCTTATGACCACGGCGGGCACCATCATCATTTTGCTTTTGAATTTAGCGCTGAAGTTGAAATAAGCATTCAGCAAGCTATCCGCCAATATGGAAGCAATCACCGACGCAATCGGCAAACTGTGGTACTTAGGTGCAGCAGTGGTTGCCATTGCGGCTTATGCGGTAACGATCAAAGTGCGCCTTGATTATCTTGAAAAGAATTACGACAAACAAATCACAGCACTATGGGAAAAGGTGAACGAGTTGAACGAAAAGTGCCAAGGGTCAGCCTAGCATGATGACGCTTTTATCAACGCTCTTGTCATTCTTAGCCGGGGGCGTGCCCAAGTTGCTTGACCTTTGGCAGGATTCCAAGGACAAGGCGCATGAGCTGGAACTTGCCCGTATGCAAAATGAACGTGAGCGTGAGTTAGCCGCCATGGGATTGCTTGCGCAGCAACGCATCGAAGAGATTCACACTGAACAAGTGGCAATGCAAACGCAAGCCGAAGAGATGAAGGCACTCTACGCTCATGACATTGCGATTGGCGAAGGAACAAGCCAGTGGGTCAAGAACGCCAGAGCGTTAGTGCGTCCCGTGTTGACCTATGGCATGTTCATGCTGTTGGTATTCGTTGAGATTGGCGGATTCTGGTACGCGTGGACAACGAATGTGCCATTCGATTTGATGCTTGACCAATTGTGGGATGACGATACGCAGCAGATTTGGGCCGCGATTGTGGCCTTTCACTTTGGGTCACGAGCCTTTGCAAAATGATCAGTCCGCTTGCCCTCCAAATGATCAAGCATCACGAAGGTGTGCGTGCGCGGCCTTATCGTTGTCCGGCGTTGCTTTGGACCGTGGGTGTGGGCCATGTCATTGACCCATCGCACATCAACGTCAAAGTTGAAGAGCGTAAAGCCTTACCCATTCCACCAGGCTGGGATCGCACGTTATCGATGGCGGAAATTGACGACATACTTGCAAAGGACTTACAACGCTTTGAGGTTGGCGTATCACGATTGTGTCCTGCTGGTCTTACTCAGCCTCGCCTTGATGCACTCGTCAGCTTTTCGTTCAATGTGGGACTAGGCAACCTTCAACGCAGCACATTAAGGATGCGCCACAATCGTGGCGACTATACGGGCGCGGCACTTGCCTTTAGAATGTGGACTAAAGCGGCAGGGAAAGAGTTGCCGGGCCTGGTCAAACGCCGCCGCGATGAAATGGCCCTTTACATGAGCAACTGACATGCCACTCGTCCCTATCAAACTTCCTCCAGGCGTTTATAGAAACGGCACCGAGTATCAAGCGGCGGGCCGATGGTATGACGCCAATCTTGTTAGATGGTTTGAGGGAACGCTTCGCCCGATGGGCGGTTGGCTTCAATGGTCAAACCAAACGATTACTGGCGTTCCTCGTGGCATGTTTGCTTGGCGGGACAACTCAACGAATGTCTGGCTTGCCGTTGGATCGGCATCAAAACTTTACGCTTATCAAGGTGACGGTGACCAGGCCGACATTACGCCAACAAGTTTCAGCGCAGGGCGCACCGACGCAACGGGCGGAACGGGTTATGGTAACGGTGACTATGGCGAACAAGCCTGGGGTACAGCACGCTTAAACCTTGCATCAACAGGTATCTTGCCAGCCACAACATGGTCGATGGACAATTGGGGTCAGTATCTTGTGGCGTGCTCGGATTACGACGGCAAGTTGTACGAGTGGCAACTTGATTTTGTAACGCCAACCAAAGCCGTTGCCATCACAAACGCGCCAACGAGTTGCAAGGGATTGATTGTCTCTGAAGAGCGTTTTCTATTTGCCCTTGGCGCTGGCGGCGATCCGAGAAAAGTGCAATGGTCTGACCAGGAAGACAATACGGTTTGGACGCCAGCCGCCAACAATCAAGCGGGTGACTTTACGCTTTCAACGCCTGGCTCCATCATTTGCGCCCGCCGCGTGCGCGGTGGCGTCTTGATCCTTACTGATGTTGATGCTCACTTTGCGCAATATCAAGGACCGCCATACGTTTATGGGTTTGAGCGCGTTGGAACGGGTTGCGGTGCCGTGAGCGCAATCGGCATCGCGGCAGCAGATACCTTTGCCGCCTGGATGGGTCAATCAGGCTTTTGGATTTTTGATGGTTACACCAAACCATTGCCAAGCGATGTATCCGATTATGTGTTTAACAACATCAATCGCGGCCAAATCTCTAAAGTTGCTGCGGTACACAATAGCAAATTCTCTGAAATCTGGTGGTTCTATCCATCATCCGCCAATACCGAAAATGACTCTTACGTCATTTGGAATTACCGCGAAAACCACTGGACGATTGGCTCGCTCGTTCGTACGTCGGGAACGGGCCAGGGTGTGTTTAGCGTTCCATTGATGGCGGCATCCGATGGAAAGATTTACCAACACGAAACCGGCTGGACGTACACCGGATCGACCACACCTTACGCCGAAAGCGGTCCTTATCAGATTGGTATGGGTGACAATTTGCTTGTGGCTGACGAGTTGATTCCCGATGAGTCAACGCTTGGCGATGTAACGGCTACGTTCAAAACGCGACTCTATCCAACGGGTAGCGAAACAACGTATGGCCCTTACTCACTTGCCAACCCAACATCGATTCGCTTGCAGGGCAGGCAGTTAAAGGTTCGCGTAACGAGCAACAACAATACGGATTGGCGGGTAGGCATCTTTCGTTTTAACGCCAAAGCGGGTAGCAGACGATGAAACTGCCGCGCCCGACGCCCGATTATGATCAAGTGGCCGAGTTGACGCTGCGTCGTGCGCTTGAGCTGGCTGACGCGCTGAACCGTAAGAAGAACGCTGACATTGAACTTGGACAAGATGAAAAACTTGTGATTCGTTCGCCCAATGGAACGCGTTACTACCTAACCGTTTCCAATGTTGGCGCGTTAAGCGCTACAACGATGTGAGGGAATTATGATTACGCTAGCACAAGCCAGTGAAGTTTTCCAAAGCGTATTTGGCAGGCCGCCAAATGCTAGTGAAGTATCTAACTTCCAACTTGCTTTGGCGGCTAACAATCCTGCGCTTGTTTCGCAGAGTGCTCTAGAAAATTACCTAAAAAGCACACCAGATTATCAAATCTATGCGGCGACATTGCCAATCGCAACACCTGCTCCAACTACCACGCCAGCGCCAACCACTACGCCTGCGCCAACATCAAGCCCATCAACCGGATTGCTTGATGCTGCAAAACCCATTTCTATATCGCAGGCGGTGGAAGTTTTTTATGGCCTTTTCGGTAGACAACCAAGTCAAAACGAGCTGTCAAACTTTAACACCGCTATTGCGGCAAACAATCCCGTTCTGTCAAGCGAAACATCGTTTTACAATTATTTGCGAAACACGCCGGAATACCAGACTTATGTAAATTCGCTTTTGTCGATGCAAAGCCAAGTCCTTGGAAAGCCATCGACCGGGACGACAACAACTACAACCACAGCACCAACTACAACGCCAGCCCCCACAGGGACGCCAGCACCTACGTCTGCACCTGGCGTACCGATCAATGACGTGCAAGCATCGGCCGTTTTTCAAAGCGTGTTTGGGCGCGTGCCAAATGCTACAGAGTTGGCAAACTTTAGAGGTTATCAGCAAGGTACAACGCCGTTCACGTCAACAGATGCCTTGACAACTTACCTCATGTCAACGCCTGATTATGCTTTTTATAAAGCTAACCAGGCTTTGGCACCGGCAACTTATGGCAAAGCCGTTGTTCCACAGGCGCAGTTGCAATACGGATACGGACCAGAGCAAGGGTTGCTCACAAACATCAAAGGCCCAACGGGTCAGCAGATTCAAAATTACATGGATGCTTTTTATGCGGCATCTTATGGTGGTACACCAACGGCTGGATTGCTTGCGCCACGCGTTGCTGCCAATCAAGCGACATTGCCCGCATCTTTTTACGCCATGCCTCAAGGTGCGCCAACGGCGCAGCAGTTAGCCGCCACAGGTCAAGGGTTGCTCAACACGGGTACAACATTCAACGATTTACGCGCTGAGGCGCAAAAGTCTAATTTATCGCCACAAGTCACAGGCTCAATCCTTTCCACCTTAAATCAAGGTGCCTCATTGCCTTACGTGCAAGGATTGCTATCAGGAACTCTGCCGTTAGTGGCTGGCGAAAACTTATTGGCTTACAAGTGAACGCACACGATTTAAGCCATTGGGATCGATGCCGGCCATTTATTGAAGCGGCATTGTCTTTCACTGGTGGAACACATACCATTGAGGACATAAAGCGAGCCGTTGACGCCAATGAAATGCAGTTTTGGCCTGGTCAACAATCCGCTGTCATCACTGAGATTCAGAGTTACCCACAAGCCAAAGGGATGCACTATTTTCTTGCTGGCGGGGACTTAGAAGAACTCTCGCGTATGCGTCCAATCCTTGAGAGATGGGCGCAATCAATCGGATGCAATCGTGTGACACTTGCCGGAAGACGTGGTTGGCTGCGTACGTTTTTGGCGGACGAAGGTTATGAAGAGAAATGGACTGTCATGTCCAAGGAGTTGAAATCATGAGTAAAGGCGGAAGTTCAGGGTCAACTACAACCACTGTTATGGCGGACCCAGCATTCAAGCAAATGGCGCTTG